AAAGAGTATAAATAGTAATATGGCTAAACCAAATAGTAAAACAACATTAATTGATTTCTGTTTAAGATCATTGGGAGCACCGGTGATCGAAATAAATGTCGACGAGGATCAAATCGATGATAGAATAGACGAAGCTCTACAATTCTATCAAAACTATCATATGGATGGAATCGAAAAAGTATTCTTAAAGCATCAAATAACTAATAGTGAATTAGTATTTCAAGCAGTAACCACAGGAACATTTATAGAAGGCGAAATAATGACTGGTGGTACATCAGGAGCAATTGCTACTGTAAAAAAAGTACCAACTACATCCACACTAAGATATAATACATTAGGCAATCCTAACGTACCTTTCCAAGCTAGTGAAACAGTAACAGGTGGAACATCAGGTGCAACTGGTGTTATTTCATCATCTAATGGAATAGTAAAAGGAAATATAGAAAATAGATTTATTCCTATTCCTGATTTAGTACAAAATGTCGTAAGAGTAATACCTATTCGTGATTCAGTTTCTACTAGTGATATGTTCGATATAAGATATCAGATTCATATGAATGATTTATATAGTTTAGGATTTATGGGTAGTTTAGCTGAGTATGTTATGAGTATGCAATACTTAGATATGCTTGATAACATTATAGATAGTGACGAAAAAACTATTAACTTTGATATGCATAAAAATCAATTAGATATATTCATGAATTGGTCACAAGAAGTACAGGTAGATGATTATATTGTAGTAGAGTGCTTCCGGATTTTAGATCCAGATACATACACTGATGTTTATAACGATTACTTTTTAAAGAAATATGCTACATCATTAATTAAAAGACAATGGGGAACAAACCTACTAAAGTTCGAAGGTATGCAAATGCCTGGTGGAGTTACGTTTAACGGAAGACAACTTTTTGATGATGCAAATGAAGAAATTACAAGATTGGAAGAAGAAGCCCGATTAAATTGGGAACAACCAGTCGACTTTTACGTAGGATAAACTATGCCTAGGAACGTTTTCTTTTCTCAGGCAGTTAAATCAGAGCAAAGCCTCTACGAAGATTTAGTTGTTGAGAGTTTACAAATATACGGACAAGACATATATTATGTCCCACGTACCCTTGTAAATAGAGATAGTATACTTGGTGAAGATCCTGCATCTAAATTTGACGATGCATATTTAATGGAAGCATATATAGAAAACATAGACGGATTCGAAGGTGCTGGTGACCTTATGTCTAAGTTTGGATTAGAAATAAGAGATGAAGCAACGTTTGTTATTTCAAAAAGAGTTTGGGAAAGATTAGTTGGTAAATTCTCAGCTGATGTAACTGAACCAAGACCAAACGAAGGAGATGTTATTTTCCTTCCTATGACAAATTCATTCTTTGAAATCAATCACGTTGAAAGTGAATCACCATTTTTTCAATTATCTAATGTACCAGTATATAGAATGCAATGTTCACTATTCGAATATTCGGATGAAGACTTTGATACTGGAATAGAAGGTATAGATTCTACAACTGGATCGGCAGCATATCAGGTATTTGTAGATGTTACGGTTTCAGGTGGTAATCATTTTGAAGTTGGTGAAACTGTTTCACAATTAGTTTCTACAGGTATAACTGTTACTGGTGAAGTTCAACAAAGAACTAAAACATCAAATACAGCTGGTACATATGGAATATCTAATATAGGAGTTACAGGATCAGCTGGAGAAGCAAAAGACTTTATTGTTTCAGGAAGTGCAGCACTTACAGGTGCGGCAAATAGTTATACTGGTCTTATTACTAAAATATATGATGTTTCAGATAATACTAATACATTTACAACAGATGGAGCGGCGGAGAATGTGGCCTTAGAGTTTGAAGCAGATAGTTTCATGGACTTTACGGAATCAAACCCATTCGGTGATCCGTCGGATACGTACTAATGTTTGGTTCTCATTTCTATCATGCCACAATGCGAAAATCGGTAGCTGTATTCGGAACACTGTTTAATGATATAAAAGTAATTCGAAAAGGTGCTAGCGGTGCTGTATTAAATCAAATAAAAGTTCCATTATCATATGGACCAAAACAAAAATTTCTTGCAAGAATTGACCAAGACTTTGATTCTCCTTTATCAATCAAATTGCCACGAATGGCATTTGAAATGACTTCATTAGAATTAGATACCAATATAAAACAACAGAAGAGAAATAAAATTGTAGAAGATCACGCGAGTGATGTTTCTAAAAAGAAAACTATTTCACACTACACGTCTTATAATATAGGAATGTCTTTATATATTTTAGCTAAAAACCAAGATGATGGTTTACAAATAGTTGAACAGATACTTCCTTATTTTCAACCAGAGTATAGTGTATCAATTACCCCAGTAGATAACTTTACACACAAACAAGACGTTCCTGTTGTATTAACAGGGGTAAGTATTCAAGATGATTACGAAGGTGATTTCACAGAAAGAAGAGTTTTAACTTACCAATTAGATTTTGTTATGAAAATGAAATTTTATGGACCAACTGTAGATCAAGGTATTATACGTACAATCAACCTAGACTTCGAAAGACAAACCCCTGCAGAATTTTATCAAGGACTTAATTTTACTGTTGGATCAAATGATAGCCCAAGTTCATTTACAGTTACAACTACACGAGAGACAACATCAAACCCAACTTCTGCTGGTAATACATTTACATATACAGCAGGAGTTCAAGCTATAAATATAACAAAACAAATAGTAATTAGCGCAACTCAAGATGAAGTTTATGTTAACAACGTAGCTAATCTAGGGGTTGGTATGGCAGTATCAGGATATGGATTACCATCTGGATTAACTATTGATGGTATTAATTCTAATAATCCTCCTGTGTTTGTAAGTGTTACCCAAAACGTTAACACTTTAACATCATACCCAGATGTAGTATTCTCTGGAAATAAATATTTCATATTTGATCAACAGCAACCAACGTTAACATTTGTTGCTGGTAATACATATATAATTAATTATCCTGCGGCTCATCCATTTAAATTTTCTCAGGTAGCAAATGGAACACATAATGGTGGAGCAGCATACACAACAGGTGTTACTAATCCTACATCAACATCAATACAAATAGTAGTTACAGCAAGTACACCAACGCTATATTACTACTGCTCTAATCATAGTGCAATGGGCGGACAAATAAACACTACCTCATAGGATGAATATATTATGGAAAAGAAAGAGAAGTTACAAAAGTCGTTAGAAAAAAATCTTCCTGTTAGTGCTGGTGCACAAGAACGAAAAGACAAGAAAGATATAAAAGATGACTACGAGTTTTCTAGACGGACCTATAAAGATCTAATAAACACCGGAATGGGGAGTTTAGATACGCTCGCCGAGCTCGCCCGCGAGAGCGAGCACCCACGCGCATTCGAAGTATTATCCAGAGCTATAAAAGATGTTGCTGATACAACAGAGAAACTTATGGCTTTGCAAGCAGATAAAAAGAAACTATCTAAGGATGAAGAAGCAGAAGAGAAGAAAAGATTAGTAACAAATAATAATTTGTTCGTAGGAAGTACAGCTGATCTACAGAAGATGATATTAGATAAAGATTTTATTGATGCAGAGGATTAAGAACAACGAATTCGGTTATCTAGGTAATCCCAATGTAAAACGGGACGGTGTAGAGACAGAATTTAGCAAAGAAGAAATACGGGAGTACATGAAATGTATGAAAGATCCTGTATACTTTGCTAAAAAATATGTTAAGATTATATCTTTAGATGAAGGATTAGTACCATTTAACCTATATCCATATCAAAAAAAGATGTTTAAACACTTCAATAGTAATAGATTTAGTATAGTGTTAGCATGTAGACAGAGTGGTAAAAGTATATCTAGTGTGGTTTATATCTTATGGTATGCGGTATTTCACCCAGAAAAAACCATAGCTATACTCGCAAACAAAGGTGCAGTAGCTAGAGAAATGCTAGCTCGTATAACATTAGCTCTAGAAAACTTACCTTTCTTTTTACAACCAGGAACTAAGGAATTAAATAAAGGATCAATAACATTCAGTAACAATTCCAAGATCTTAGCAGCGGCAACGTCCGGAAGTTCTATAAGGGGTTTATCTATTAACTTATTGTTCTTAGATGAGTTTGCTTTTATTGATAATGATGCCCAATTTTACACATCAACTTATCCAGTGGTCTCGGCAGGTAAAGATACCCAAATTATAATTTGTTCTACAGCAAATGGGATAGGTAATGTATATCATAAACTATGGGAAGGTGCTTCGCAGGGTACAAATGATTATAAGCCATTCCGTATAGATTGGTGGGATGTACCAGGAAGAAATAAAAAATGGCAAAAGGAAACTATTGCTAATACTTCTGAACTACAATTTGAACAAGAGTTTGGTAATACATTCCACGGACGTGGTAATACATTAATCGATGCTAATTATCTGTTAGCCCAAAAAAGCCAATCTCCTGAATTCTTTAAAGAGAATGTTTGGATATATGAACAAGCGATAGAAGATCACGAATATATAATGACAGTTGATGTTGCAAAAGGAAGAGGACAAGATTATAGTACGTTTACTGTTATTGATGTAACCTGTAATCCTTTTAAGCAAGTAGCAACGTTTAGAGATAACAATTTATCTCCTATGTTATTTCCAGATATCATTTATAAGTATGCTAAAAGTTATAATGATGCATATGTAATTGTAGAAAGTAACGACCAAGGTGCTGTGGTTTGTAATGGTTTATATTATGATTTAGAATATGAAAACATATTTGTTGAATCATCCGTAAAAGCTAATGCAATTGGTGCTACGATGACTAGAAGAGTAAAACGTATAGGATGTTCTACAATAAAAGATTTAATTGAACAGAAAAAACTAGAGATAGTAGATGCTAATACAATTATTGAAATGAGTACTTTTGTAAGTAAAGGCAATTCATTTCAGGCTGTAGCACCAAATCATGATGACTTAATGATGAACTTAGTATTGTTTGCGTGGTTTACCACTACTGATATATTTAGATCTTTAACCGATATCGACATGAAAGATATGTTATATAGAGAAAGATTAGCAGCAATACAAGATGATATGCTTCCAGTAGGGTTTTTAGGTGAGAAATCTGAAGAGCATAAATATACTAAAGACAAAGATGGAAACGTGTGGTTCGAGGACGACACTAAATTTATAAACTGGTAATATGAAATTTAAAGACTGGCAAAATTCGGATAACGAAATAATACAAGAAAAGAGGGTATTTGAAAAAGATCCTTCTAAGCTACATTGTATTGTGCTTGGACTTGGGGAAGAAGAAGGAACATTTGCGGATATAGTTAGTAAGCTTACTAAGAAAAGAGGAATGAAATTTACATTAATAAATGTAGAGGAAGCCTTTATCTCTTCTGTTGATGTTGATTTAGGATCCGTGGTTTTCCAGAACTATGATGGTGAAGATAGTGAAATAGAAATAAGTAAAGAAAATTCAATTGTATTCGTAAGAGCTGGGGCTATACAAACTTTAGTATCACAGTCCTTAGTATCTTCTTTAGGTACATATGGATTCTTTATGGTAAACGATTTAGAATCAATGATGCTATGTGATAATAAAATGTCAAACGTAATTGCATTAGATCGTAATAATATACCTACACCTAAATCATCTGTTATAACAAATATTAAGTCTATAGACTCTGCTCATGAAAAGATCGGAGGTAAATTTCCTGTTGTCATCAAAACATTAACAGGTACACAAGGAGTTGGTGTTGCTATAGCAGAGAGTAAACAATCGTTAGTTTCTGTTTGTCAAGCATTATGGAAATATGATGCACAACTATTAATCCAGCAATACTTGCCATTGGAATCAGATATAAGAACATTAGTTATTAATGGTAAGATCCTAGGATCAGCTGAACGGATTAAGCAAGACGAAAAAGAGTTTAGAAACAACGTACATTTAGGTGCAAAAACAAAGCCATATAAACTATCAGATGAAGAAAAAGAACTCGTTAAACAGTCCGCACGTGCGACTGGCGCACTCTATTGCGGTGTAGATCATTGTAAAGTTGGTAAAGATCTTTATGTTTTAGAGATAAATGGATCACCAGGAATCAGATCACACTTCAATGGATATGACCTAGAAGATGGTAAATCCTTAGGAAAAATAACAGATGAAGAAGTACTAGAATTAATAGTAGATTACTTCACACACGAATTACATAGAAAACCGCTACATAGAACAGAATGTGGTTTTATAGAAAGAATTAAATTAGATGGATTGAAAAATTCAATACGTGCTAAGTTTGACACCGGTAACGGTACAAACGCTTCCATGTTACATGTAGATAATTTAAAGATAGATGGCGATACAGCTATCTGGAGAAAGAATGGTAGTGAATTTAAATCAGATATAATTGATGTATCGATTGCAAGAAGATTACCTACAGTGGAAGAAAAAAGGCCAGTTATAGAAATGACGGTTAATTTCAATAATAAATCATATCCAAATACTAGGATTGGTTTAACAACAACAGATTCTGCATCTGAAATGTTAGTTAATAGAGAACTAATGACTACATTTAAAGTTGCAGTTAATCCAAATAGGAGATTTATATTATCAGACTATGTTAGTAAAGAAGACAATACTGACACTTAGAACTATGATTATTATAAATAAATGTGATTGAAAATAACCTTATTATGTAACTTATTAACTAACTCACAACAAATGAGAGGATAAAGCGATGGCATTTCAAGTATCACCAGGCGTCCAGGTAAAAGAAATAGACGCAACGAATGTAATTCCGGCAGTATCTACCAACATTGGTGGATTCGCAGGTGCGTTCAACTGGGGTCCAGCAGACCAGATAGTAACAGTAGGTTCTGAATCAGAACTAGCTGAGCAATTTGGTACTCCAGACGACAATACAGCGAAATATTTTCTTACAGCAGCGGCATTCCTAAAGTATGGTAACGCTCTGAAAGTTGTACGGGTATCTTCAGGTCATGATAATGCGACCGCAGATGGTACTGGACAACTTATTAAGAATAATACAGATTATGAAAATAACTATTCGAGTGGTTCGTTGGATAAGGGTTTATGGGTAGCTAAATATCCAGGTTCACTAGGGAACAGTCTAAAAGTTTCTATGATTTCGCAAGGAATCAGTAGCTTTTCAGGTTGGGCATTTGCATCATCTTTTGATGGCGCTCCTGGTACATCTGATTACGCAGTTAACTTAGGAAAAACTTCTTACAACGACGAATTACACGTAGCAGTTATAGACGAAGACGGATTATGGACAGGTACAGCTGGTACCGTTCTAGAGACATTCGCATTCGTATCTCAAGCGTCAGACGCGAAGAAGACTGACGGAACATCAAACTATTACAAAGAGGTTATTAATAACACCTCTAAGTATATTTGGTGGTCTGATCATGACACTACAAATCTACAAAACGCTGGAGAAAGCTTAGCATCAAGAAGTGCGGCATATGACACACACGCGGCAGCTATAGATCATAGCTTAAGCGGTGGATCAGACGATAACACACCAACAGTTGGAGAAATGGCATTAGCATATGACAATTTCGAAGACGCAGAAACGGTTGATGTTAATTTATTGTTTGCATGCCCAGATGCTAATGGAGCAGAAACAATTGCAGAAGACTTAATTTCTATTGCTAACGCAAGAAAAGATTTAGTTGCATTTGTATCACCTCCAATAGAAGACACAGCAGGAAGCTCATCACCAGCTACAGACGTTATGGCGTTTGCAAATGGTTTAACGAGTACTTCCTACGCAGTATGTGATTCTAGTGCATTATACGTATATGATAAGTATAACGACTTATACAGATACATAGGTGCAGCAGGACACATGGCAGGTCTTTGTGCTAATACCGATAGAGTGGCAGATGCATGGTTCTCACCAGCAGGTGTTAACCGAGGTCAACTATTAGGTGTAACAAAATTAGCGTTCAATCCGAAAAAAGCGGATAGAGATACATTATATAAAGGACGTGTTAATCCTTTAGTATCTTTTCCAGGTGAAGGTATGATGCTCTTTGGGGATAAAACCCTATTAAGCAGAGCCTCGGCTTTTGACAGGATTAACGTTAGAAGATTGTTCATAGCTCTTGAGAAAGCAATTTCAACAGCAGCTAAGGCACAATTATTTGAATTTAACGACGAATTCACAAGAGCTCAGTTCAAGAATATGGTTGAGCCCTTCTTAAGAGACGTTAAAGGACGTAGAGGTATAACAGACTTTTCAGTAGTTTGTGACACTTCCAATAATACAAGTTCTGTAATAGACGGAAATAGATTCGTAGCTGATATATTTATCAAGCCTGCAAGATCTATTAACTTTATTAGTTTGAACTTCATTGCAACCAGATCTGGAGTAGAATTCTCCGAGATCGCAGGGGTATAGGGGAAATAAAAAATGGCAATATTAGGCGTAGATGATTTTAAATCTAAACTAGTTGGCGGTGGTGCACGAGGAAATTTATTCAAGTGTACTGTTAACTTCCCAGGATACGCGGCAGGCGACGTTGAACTCACATCATTCATGTGTAAAGCAGCAGCCTTCCCAGCGTCAGTGGTAGCACCTGTAGAGGTTCCGTTCAGAGGAAGAAAGCTTCAGATAGCTGGAGATAGATCTTTTGAACCATGGAGCATTACAGTTATTAATGACGTTGGTTTCGAAGTTCGAAACGCTTTCGAAAGATGGAGTAATGGTATTAATGGACACAACTCTAATACAGGATTGAGTAATCCTACTGATTATCAAGCTGATGCAGTAATGGAACAGCTAGATAAAGAAGGTAATGTAACCAAGAAGATTGATCTTCGAGGAATTTGGCCTTCTAACATTTCAGCAATTGAAGTTGCCTATGATCAGGAAAACACAATTGAGGAGTTCACAGTAGAATTGCAGATGCAATACTGGGAGTCAAATACTACTTCGTAAAACTAGTATAAATATATTAAAGGGGCAAAGAAATTTGCCCCGATAATATTAAGAGGATTAAATAATGGCAGAGTTTTTCGGCTTTGAAATAAATAGAAAAGGGAAGGAGAAAGAAGCTCCGAAAGTCTCTTTCGTACCAAATACAGATGAAGACGGCGCAGGCGTAATTACCTCTGGCGGTCACTTTGGTGCATATTTAGATCTTGACGGAGACAAAGCAAAAAGTGAAGTAGATCTTGTTATGAAATATCGAGATATAGCTGCTCAACCAGAATGTGATGGAGCAATCGAAGATATAGTAAATGAAGCAATTGTTGGAGATCATAACGATGTTCCAGTTGATATCATATTAGATAAATTAGAAGCTTCAGATAAAATTAAAAAAATGATTAAAAGCGAATTTGATACAATATTATCACTTTTAAACTTTAATGCATATTCCCATGATATATTCAGAAAATGGTATATTGATGGAAGATTACCTTATCATATTATTATAAAAGAAGGTAATGAAAAACAAGGAATTCAAGAACTAAGGTATATTGATCCTACCAAATTAAGAAAAGTAAAAGAGATTGAGGAAGAAGAAGATCCTAAGACAGGAGCTAAACTTATTAAATCTCAAAAAGAATTTTTTATTTTCCAAGACAATGCTTTAGGAAAATATAATCAAGGATTAAAAATCCAATCAGATGCTATAGCTTATGCAACATCTGGTATATTAGATTCTTCTCGTAAAAGAATCTTATCGTATTTACATAAAGCTATTAAGCCAGTAAATCAATTAAGAATGATGGAAGATTCTGTTGTTATCTATAGAATAAGTAGAGCACCAGAACGTAGAATATTCTATATTGATGTTGGTAACTTACCGAAAGGTAAAGCAGAAGAATACTTACGAGGTATTATGAACCAATATAGAAACAAATTGGTTTATGATGCATCAACTGGTGATATAAAAGATGATAAAAAGCATATGAGTATGCTTGAAGATTTCTTCTTACCCCGACGAGAAGGTGGAAGAGGTACAGAAATAACTACATTACCAGGTGGTGAAAATCTAGGACAAATAGATGATATTATATATTTCCAAAAGAAATTATATAAATCATTAAATGTACCTATGAATAGATTAGAACAAGAAGCCCAGTTCTCATTAGGTAGATCTTCCGAGATTACTAGAGATGAGGTTAAGTTTAAGAAATTTATTGATAGGTTAAGAAATAGATTTTCAGATATATTCATTCAGTTATTAAAAACTCAATTAATGCTGAAGAATGTTATAACTATGGAAGAGTGGAACGAATGGAAAGAAAACATTCAGTTCGACTATATTGAGGATAATTACTTTTCAGAACTAAAAGAAGCTGAAATGTATAGGGAAAGGTTCGACATGTTAGGATCATTAGATGAGCATATTGGTCGATTCATATCAAATGAATGGGTTAAAAAGAATATTCTTAGATTTAGTGATGATGATATCGAGACTATGAATAAGCAAATCGAGGACGAAGAAGGTAAAGGTGAATTAGATATGCCTGATCCAGATGATCCTAGATTCGGTTAAGACTTTAAATATTATAAATAAATACAGACGAGGAAAATTGAATGAGTGAGACAATTAAAGATATTATTGGTAAATTAAAAGATGGTGATAATATAAACGCTGAAAAAGCATTTAACACAGCAATGGCTGGAAAAATGTCTGATGCTTTAGACGCAAAAAAAGTAGAGCTAGCTTCTACAATGGTTCAAAGAAAGGATCAAGATCCAATCGAAGAACCTGTTGAAGCAGAAGCAGAAGAATAGGACAACTATGAGATTAATCGCAGAATACAACGATAGTAATATAAGAAACTTTATTACTGAAGATAAGAAAGGTAATAAAAGCCATGTTATTGAAGGCGTATTTATGCAGGCCGATTCGAAAAATAGAAACGGCCGAATATATGAAAAAAAGATTTTAGAAGCCGCTGTTAACAAATATGTTAAAGAGCAGGTTTCTACTGGAAGAGCAGTTGGAGAGTTAAATCATCCGGAAGGACCAACTGTTAATCTAGACAAAGTTTCTCACAAAATTACTGAGCTCCGTTGGGAAGGAAGTAACGTTGTAGGAAAAGCATCAATTCTTAAAACCCCTATGGGACAGATCGTAGAAGGTCTGCTTGAAGGTGGAGTTAAGCTTGGTGTATCAAGTCGTGGAATGGGAAGCCTTGTGCAAAAAGGCGGTACTAGTTACGTTGGTAAAGACTTTATGTTAGCCACCGTAGACATAGTTCAAGATCCATCCGCTCCGGAAGCATTCGTTAATGGAATCATGGAAGGGGTAGAATGGGTTTGGGATAATGGAATACTCAAAGCACAAGACATTGAAATAATTGAGACTGAAATAAAGACGGCAAGGAACACCGCATCATCTGATGTTGAAATTCGTGCATTTAAAAATTTCCTCTCGAAACTTGTAAACTCTAAATAAATAGGAGAACGACATGTCAGAAGACGTAAAAAACTTAAATGACGCTGAAGACGTTCAAGAGCAAGCTTCTGAAGAAGTACTTAACGATGAAACACAAGTAATCGACGAGACTCAAGAGGAAGTGATTGAAGAGACACAAGCTGAAGAGTCTACTGAGGAATCAGTAGAAGATTTGGAAGAAGCAGCCAAAAAGAAGGAAGAGGACTATGAAGAATCTACCTCCAAAGAAGTTGCAATGCCAAAAACTAAAGCTGGTGTTATTCAAGCAGCTGTTGATATGTTAAAATCAGCAAGAAAAGAGGACGCGCAAAAGCTCTTCGCTAAAATGACTAAAATCGACGAAGTCGAAGAAGACAACGATCAAGAAGTTGCAGATGCAGATAAGGCCATGAAGGCTTCTTTACCTAAGAAGAAGAATGAACTTAAAGCAAAAGCAAAAGTTGAGAAAGTTGACTTTGATGAAGACATCGATAACATAGTCAAAGAAGAAGCTACTCTTTCAGATGGATTCCGTGATAAAGCGGGTACAATATTCGAAGCAGTGCTTACTAGCAAACTTGCCGAAGAGATTGAACGCTTAGAAGCAGAATATGCGCAAAACTTGGAAGAAGAAGTTTCCGACATCGAAGGTTCACTCGTAGAGAAGGTAGATTCATATCTTAACTACGTAGTTGAAAATTGGGTGAAAGAAAATGAAGTTGCAATCAATCAAGGTCTTAAAACCGAGATTGCTGAAGACTTTATGACTTCCTTACAAGCAGTGTTCAAAGAACATTATATCGAGGTTCCAGAAGGTAAAGAAGACTTAATCGACGATCTAGCCGAGCAAGTATCTGAACTAGAAGAATCTTTAAATAAATCCACAGAAGATAATATCTCTTTACACAACAAAGTCTCATCTTTCGAGAAAGACCAAATTGTTAGAGAAGCATCTTCAGGGCTTGCAGAAACTGAAGCCGAAAAATTAGCTAAACTCTGTGAAGATGTTGAGTTTGATAATATAGATACTTTCCAACAGAAAGTTGACACTATCAAACAATCATATTTCAAAGGTGAAGTTAAGGAATCGGTTGACGAAGTAAATAGCATGGTAGGTGAAGACGAGGCTCCGGTCGAAGTCCAATCCGACACTATGTCTAGATACACTCAGGCTATAACTAAATTTAATAAGTAATCTTAAAGGGGAAAACAAATGTTTAACGCAGATTCACAATTAATCGAAAAATGGTCACCAGTACTAGATCACGAAAGTGCTCCAGCTATTGAAGACCGCTACAAGAAAGCTGTTACAGCTAGATTGTTAGAGAACCAAGAAGTTGCTTTGAGAGAAGAACAAGCACAGGCGCAAGGAAATTACATTTCTGAAGCAGCTGCTGCTAACAATATTGGTACAGGTTCAGCTCCGAATAACATCGGAACTTTTGACCCAGTATTGATCTCTCTCGTAAGAAGAGCAATGCCAAACCTTATTGCATATGATATCGCAGGTGTTCAGCCTATGACTGGTCCTACTGGACTTATCTTTGCAATGAAATCAAAGTACGCAACTCAATCAGGAACAGAAGCATTCTTTAATGAAGCTGATACTGATTTCTCTGGAGCAGGTACACATCAAGCAGACCCAACAGGTCTATCTGGTGTTTCTGATGCAGACACTGACGGTACAATCGCAGATGAAAGCGACACAGTCTCAACATTCGGTGCAGGTATAGCTACCTCAGCCGCAGAAAGACTAGGTGTTGGCGAATCAGGCGACGGTGCATTCGGTGAGATGGCTTTCACAATCGAGAAAGCTACAGTAACTGCTAAATCAAGAGCATTAAAAGCTGAGTACACAATGGAACTAGCACAAGATCTTAAAGCCGTTCACGGCTTAGACGCAGAAGGCGAACTTGCTAATATCTTATCATCTGAAATCCTAGCGGAAATCAACAGAGAAGTTATTAGAACAGTTCTAAAAACTGCTAAAATCGGTGCACTTCAATCTTCAACTGCTACTTCAGGTATCTTTGACGTCGGTACAGACTCAGATGGTAGATGGATGGTAGAGAAGTTTAAAGGTCTAATTATGCAACTCGAAAGAGAAGCTAATGTTATCGCTAAAGAAACAAGAAGAGGAAAAGGTAATTTCGTATTATGTTCTTCAGACGTTGCTTCAGCTCTAGCAGCTGCTGGTCTATTAGACTACACTCCAGCTTTATCAGCTAACTTGAATGTTGACGATACTGGTAATACTTTCGCAGGTGTCTTAAATGGCAGAATGAAAGTTTACATTGATCCATATTCAACTGTTGATTTCGCATGTGTTGGTTACAGAGGTTCAAATCCATATGACGCAGGACTATTCTATTGTCCATACGTTCCTTTAACTATGGTTAAAGCAGTTGGTGAGAATGACTTCCAACCTAGAATGGGATTCAAAACAAGGTACGGCATGATTGCTAATCCTTACGTAGCTATTGATGGGACTGTCGGTGCAGATAGATCCAACCAATACTTCAGAATCTTCAGAGTTGACGACATCATGGTGTAAACCTGATTAGTTAAATCTAATTCGATTAAGGGGCACTTCGGTGTCCCTTTTTTTGTAGATTAGTTTTTTAGGTCGTATAAATAGTATTACATTATGAAAAAAGAGGTACACATACATGGAAGCAATGACACTATTGTTATTGCCATGGGCGATATTAGGCTGGTATCTTCTTTTGCAGGATCGCAAATTTCACAAAATGATGAAATCAGGTAGACTCCACAAAGTTATTAGGAAAAATATAACATAAAATGGCATTAACAACCAACAAGAACTTTTTAAGCCCAGTAGGGTTTAACTTTAAGATCGACAATACAAATTTTCCAAATTTGGAATATTTTTGTACAGCCGTAACGTTACCCGGGGTTTCCCTGGGTGATGTTCCAATCCCGTATAAAGGTGTTAACCTTGCATTTACAGGTGATAGGATGGGATTTGAAGATCTTGCTATTCGGTTTAACGTTACTGAAAATATGGAAAACTATATAGAAACGTTTAACTGGTTAACTAACAGCGCACAGAAAAAAGATGCTGATAGGAATTATAAATTTGATGCAGTACTTCAGATATTGTCATCACATAATAATGTTAATAAAGAAATTGCATTTTCAGGGGTATTTCCTATATCTCTAAGCGCAACAGAATTCAACGCACAAGCAACAGATATAGAGTACGTACAAGCAGACTTAGTACTAAAATACACATCATTTGAATTTAGATAGGGGTTTACTTTTCTCGTAAACTGTGGTATAATATACGTTATGAACTTAGAAAATGTATTAGAAATGTGGAAAAAAGATAATGTTATTGATGAAATGGCATTAGATGAATCCTCCCGAGCAACAGCAAAACTACACTCCAAATACTTGGAGATATATAGTGTAAGCAGATTAAAATTGAAACAATTAGAATTAGACTTTAAGGTTTTACTTAGAGATAAGTTTAATCATTATAATGGTAAACTAACCCAAGACGAATTAAATGAAAAAGGATGGGAATACGATCCATTAAATGGACTAACAGTACTTAAATCCGATATGGATAAGTATTATGATTCAGATCCTATTATCCAAGAAATGCAAAAAAGAATAGCATATCAAGAAGAATTATGTAGTACTCTAAAAGAGATATTAGATAGCATTAAATGGCGTCACCAAACAATTAAGAATATGATTGAGTGGCGTAAATTTACTAGTGGAATATAAAATACATCAATACCGTTTCGATAATTTTACTAAACACGAAAACGTAATACATCAAGCTATGTCTGTTCTAGGACATACTGAAAGCCAAAGCGATATCGCTGATATTGATATATACAATCATTGTCATATATCAGAAGTTCCAGCCTGGAGCGAATATACTCTTATTTTTAAACCAACTGGTCCTACCAGTGATCACTTTGCAATAGATACCCACGGGTACGCTAATAGTTCTACACTAGCATTTAAAGAGCCGATTGGATTAAAAAAAGAATATACTAATAATTCCGATATATCAGAATTAATTAAATCTAAATCTAATAAATGGGATGATTCTATTATGGTTAAATGGAAAGACGATTTAAGAAAAAACTTTCCTAAAGATCATGTTCTCGTTATAGTACAACAACCTAAAGATGAAACAGTAGATGGATTCGGATTTGGTAACCATTGGACTAAAATTTGTAGTATTGTTGCCAAGTTATTAGTATCACAGACAAGACCGATTGTAGTTAAATTACACCCATCATTCCAGGATAAAAGAAAAACAAACCAGATTAACCAGTGGAAAAAATCTGGGATTAGGGTAATAGAAGGATATGTCAGTATTCATGATGTATTACCTAAAACAAGAGTAGCTATTACAGAAAATAGTACTGCTGGAATAGAATGTTTAATGCATCAGGTACCAATCATATCTTATGGATTTCCTGAATACCATTGGGCTACAAAACAATTACAATCATTAACCCAACTAGAAGATTTAATTACAGATTTAACTTGGCATGATCCATTCTACGCAAACAAGTTTATTAATTGGTACATATATGGTTATCTTTGTAGTGATATAAATAGTACTGTGAAACGATTAAAAGAAATTATCTAATGGATCAAATAAAGATTGTAAAGAAGAACCACGCGTTCATGTACATCGAAACAGATCCTAGTATTGAAATGGAACTGACTGAGCATTTCTGTTTTTATGTTCCTGGGTATAAGTTTATGCCTGCATATAGAAACAAATATTGGGATGGAAAAATAAGACTGTTTGATTCGCGTAAGAAAACTTTATACATTGGTTTATATAAGTATCTAAAGGAGTTTGCTGTACAGCGTGAATACGAAGTCCTGACGGCCTCTTCTAAGCAGTATGGTGAGTTAGATCCAGTTGAAGACAGAACATATATCAATAAAGAATGGTTAGATAATTTAAAACTAACATCTAATCAAGTACCAATTACACCCCGTGACTATCAGTTAAACGCTCTAGGACACTCGCTAACAAACAAAAATGCTTTACTATTATCTCCGACTGCATCCGGTAAATCTTTAATTATTTACTTAGCATCTAGATGGTATATAGATCACGATCCAAGTAAGAAGATATTAATCATAGTTCCAACTATTTCTTTAGTAGAACAAATGTATTCAGACTTTGCTGATTATAGTATGAAAGATGATTTTTTTCATATAGACGAATGGGCAAATAAAATACACGGTGGTGTTCAGAAGGGTGCAATGCTAGAAAGAATAGTTATATCTACATGGCAATCCATATATAAAAGACCTGCAGAATTCTTCCAGAACTTTGGAATGGTTATCGGTGATGAAGCACATCAATTTAAAGCTAAGTCATTAACATCCATTATGGAAAAATGTACAGAAGCAGAATATCGTATAGGAACTACTGGTACGTTGGATGGAACACAAACACATCAATTAGTATTAGAAGGATTATTTGGACCAGTAAATAAAGTAACTACAACAAAAGAATTAATCGATTCTGATCAGTTAGCTAAACTAGATATTAAAATGATCCTATTAAAATATAAAGAAGAACACTGTAAAGAAATATCTAAACTAAAATACCAAGAGGAGTTAGACTTTATTGTAAGGTATACTCCCCGAAATAATTTTGTTTCTAACTTAGCTATTGACCTCGAAGGTAATAGTTTAATCCTGTTTAATTACGTCGAAAAGCATGGAAAACCCTTACATAACATCTTAAAAGAAAAACTTAAAGGTAAAGATAGGAAGCTTTTTTATGTCTCAGGCGAGACAGACGTGGACACGCGAGAGAGCGTACGCGCGATAACTGAGAAAGAAGAGAATGCAATTATTGTAGCTTCATTAGGCACATTCTCTACGGGTATAAATATAAAGAGACTACACAATTTAATCTTTGCTTCACCGTCAAAAAGCCAAATAAGAGTATTACAATCTATTGGTAGAGGACTTAGAAAAAGTGATAGAGATACACAAGTATTTGATATAGCAGATGATTTACATTGGAAGACTAAAAAGAACTATACTCTTGAACACGCTGCAGAACGAATAAAGATATATAGTAAAGAAAAATTTGATTACGAATTACACGAAGTAAATATTTAAATGGAAGAAGATTTAAAAGTAAGACACTTTAAACTCATTAATGGCGAGCAAATCATAGCTGCTGTTAACTCTAAAAATGATGACAATTGGTATCTTGGACTACCGGTTCAGATTACAGCTGGAATAATAAATGGCTATCAATTTTCACCATGGTTTCCTTTCTCGAAAGAAGAGAATTATAAAATAAGATTTACTAATGTTTTACAATCAACCCCAGTCGACGAAGAAATAAAAGAAGCTTATGTTAAGTTTGTTTTAAATGCTAAGTCAAATCTATCTAAACCCAAATTAGAAAGCCGATCTACTATGGAAATATTAGAAGAATTAGAAATGGAAGTTGATGATCAAATGGCTGAGATGTTTGAAGAAGAAGGGTTTATTGGTAAGAAGAAAACTATTCATTAGTGTACCTCTTCCCTCGAATGGACTCTATTATTATATCATAAAAAATGTGTTTTGTAAACCCCCTAGCGAAAATAAATTAAGGGGTTTACTTTTACCCAAAAGTATGGTATAATAGTACCTTCTATTAAAAAATGGAGATATAGAATTATGGCAACAAAAAAGAACAAGGCTCATTATATTAACAATAAGGAGTTTTCATTAGCAGTTGTAGAATACGTTAAAGAATGCGACAAAGCAAAAAAGAACGAATTACCAAAACCAACAGTTACGGATTATATTGCAAAGTGCTTTATAAAAATTTCAGAGGGACTATCGCACAGACCAAACTTCGTAAGATATACTTACAGAGAAGAAATGGTTATGGATGCCGTAGAAAACTGTTTAAGAGCAATCAATAACTATAAGATCGAAACCGCTACACGTACAGGTAATCCTAATGCGTTTAGTTACTTTACACAAATATGTTTCTATGCTTTTATCCGTAGAATTACGAAAGAGAAAAAGCAACAAGAAATTAAATTCAGGTTCATTGAAAAAATGGGTATTGATGATTTTGTAGAAATGGGTATGGATGGTGCAGGTGCTGAAGAGACTATGAACTATGTTGATACACTTAGACAAAGGATAAGTACTGTTAGAAAGAAAGATGAAGCAGTAAAAGATTTTGCAAAAAAAGAAAAGGAAATAGAAAAGCTAGAGCTTTTCATGAGATAAATGAAAGTAGCAATATTAAATGATACGCATTGTGGCGTCCGAAACTCTTCAGACATTTTCTTAAATTATCAAGAAAGATTCTATGAAGAAGTATTTTTTCCTTATCTAAAAGAACATAAGATTAAAAACATCCTCCACCTAGGGGATTATTATGAACATCGCAAGTTTGTGAATTTTAAAGCTCTTAATGCAAATCGTAAACATTTTCTTGAACCTTTGCGTGATGCTGGTATTACTATGGATATCATTCCTGGTAATCATGATGTATACTTTAAGAATACCAATGAACTATGCTCCTTAAAAGAACTATTAGGTTACTTTACCACTAACGTAAACATTGTTATGAAGCCAACAGTTTTGGACTACGATGGTTTAAAGATTGGGGTATTACCTTGGATTAATAATGCTAATCTAGAAGAATATACTAAATGGGCAATGCAATGTCAAGCACCAATACTAGGAGCTCACTTAGAATTAAAAGGTTTTGAAATGATGGCAGGTATGCCTAATCCACATGGTATGAATGCAGATATCTTCTCGAGATTTGAATCTGTATTAACAGGACATTTCCATACTAAATCAAGTAGGGATAACGTTCATTATCTAGGTTCTCAAATGGAGTTTACCTGGGCAGATGTAGACGATCCTAAATACTTTCATGTATTAGATACAGATACACGCGAGCTTACGCCCGTGCGTAACCCACTTACTATATTTAAAAAGGTAGTTTATGATGACAGTAAATTAGATTACAACGAAGTAGATGTTACCCAATACGAAAAACATTTCATTAAATTAATTGTTATAAATAAAAATGACTTATATATGTTCGACAAGTTCGTAGATAAGTTAAATAGTATTGAAACCTATGAACTAAAAATAGCAGAAAGCTTTGAAGAGTATCTTGGAGAAAGCGTCGAAGACGAGAAAATATCCATGGAAGATACAACAACACTTCTAGATTCATATGTTGATGCAGTAGAAACAGATCTTGATAAAGATCATATTAAAGTAGAGCTCCGTAAGCTTTATACGGAGGCACAGAATCTAGAGATATTATGATAAATTTTAAATCATGCGAGTGGAAAAATTTCTTATCCACTGGAACAGACCCAATTAAGGTCTTATTGAATAAATCCCCAACAACACTTATAGTAGGACAAAACGGTGCAGGTAAATCCACTTTACTAGATGCTATGTCCTTTGCGTTGTTTAATAAACCCCATAGAGATATTAACAAAGGACAACTAGTTAATTCTATTAATCAAAAGAAAGCAGAAGTTACTGTTGAATTTGATATAGGTGGACAAGAATTTAAAATTGTCCGTGGTATTAAACCGGCTAAGTTTGAGATATGGCAGAATGGTAATATGATTAATCAATCTAGTAACGCTAGGGATTACCAAAAGTTTTTAGAACAAAACATATTAAAACTTAATCATAAATCATTTCACCAAGTAGTTGTATTAGGGTCTAGTTCTTTTATTCCATTTATGCAATTACCTGCTTGGTCCCGTAGGTCTGTAATAGAAGATCTTTTGGATATTAATATATTCTCTAAGATGAATACATTATTGAAAGAACGTAATACAAAGATAAGAGATGAGTTAGTTGATATTAGCCACCAGATAGAATTACTTAAGACTAAGATTACAGGTCAATCAAAGTATATAAAAGATCTAGAGTCGTTAAACCAAGATCAAATTGACAATAAAAGAGATTCTATTAAAGTACATAAGCAAACTATAAAAGACACATTTGAAGAATCTAAAAAGTTAGGTAAGAATCTAGAGACATTATTAAAAGGCGAAGAGAAAAGACATAAAGAAAATCTAAACCAATCGTCCGAATTAAAATCATTAGATCTAAACTATAACCAAAAAATCAAGGATCTAGTCGATCAAGCAAGATTCTATGAGGACAACGACCATTGTCCAACCTGCGATCAAGATGTAGGACCAGAATTAAAAGAAAAGAAAATACAGCTAATCCAAAATTCTGCTAAGGGTATACAACAGGAAAAGGCTGGATTAGAAAAAGAAATCCACACTTTACAACAGCAACTAAGAGAAATCTCTGATAAGACTAATATCCTAAAACAAAAACAATCTAAGATTAATTCTAACAATGAAAGAATTTCTGTAATACAGAAAGAAATAGATAAGATCCAAAAAGAAATTAATCAATTGAATAGCCAAACTGGTGATACCGGTGCTGCTAAGAAAGAGTTAAAAGCCCTAAGGACAAACAAAGAAACTATTATCGATAAGAAAATAGAATACGTTGAAGAAAGAACCTATAACGAAGTAATAGGAGAAATGCTAAAAGACACTGGTATTAAAACTAAAGTCATTAAACAATATCTTCCTGTTATGAATAGGTTAATCAATAATTATTTACAAGTGTTAGATTTCTTTGTTGCATTTCACTTAGATGAAAACTTTAATGAAACAATTAGATCTCGCCATAGAGATAGTTTTAATTATGCATCGTTTTCTGAAGGAGAGAAACAAAGAATAGATTTAAGTCTCCTATTTACATGGAGACAGATTGCTAAGTTAAAAAACAGTGCCTCGACAAATCTTTTGATACTCGACGAGACATTTGATAGTTCACTAGACCACGACGGAGTAGAAAGCCTGACCAAAATATTAGATACATTAGACGAAGATAGCAACACCTTTATTATATCCCATAAAGGCGATGTATTAGAGAATAAATTTAGATCAAAAATAGAGTTCTTTAAGCAAAAGAACTTTTCCAAAATCAGATAAAAGGAATCTAAAATGGATAACGAACCATTTGAAATCATGTATGTCGACTATAAGCTTAAGATGAATCCATATGGTATTCAATTTTGTGATAATGAAGACAAGCTTACTATGGAACAATTAGAAAGACATGGTTTCTCCAGCGGAGATAAGTTTGTATTGTATATAGACACAGAAGGCAAAATTTGTCTTAAGAAAGATCGCGACTGGTCATCAAACCCCTGGCCTTTCTAGAACCAAGCACCCATAGTTCAACTGGATAGAACATCGGCCTTCTAAGCCGAGGGTTGGAGGTTCGAGTCCTCCTGGGTGCGCCAATTAATAAATAATCGTATCGTTTCGTCACAACTACGTGAAATATCGTAAAAAAGTGAGTTATTTTAGGGGGGAGGGGGTTCTCAAGCACTCAAAAATACGGTATAATACATACATCATTTAAAAAAATAAGGAGTTTTATATGTTACAAAGTTCGATTCTACCAAAGCTACTAGCTAAAGAAAACATTACTATTAAGCATGGTAATTACCACACTGCGTGGTTTGATGTTAAAGATCGTGTTCTAGGTTTACCTATGTGGAAAGATATGGGTAAAGATGTTTATGATCTTTTAGTAGGTCATGAAGTATCCCATGCATTACATACTCCTTTCGAAGGATGGCACGATAGCCCAGAAAAATTAGCAGGTGCTCCAAGATCATATCTTAACGTTGTAGAAGATGCCAGGATCGAAAAATTTATTAAGAATATTTACCCAGGTCTAGTTGGACCTATGGCACGTGGATATAAGGTTTTAAAAGAAGATGGATTCTTTGGTGATGTAGATGATTTAGAATGGAATGAAGTTAAGCTTATCGATAAGTTAAACATCAAAGCTAAATTAGCACATCTTGCAACCGTTCCTTTTAATTCAGAAGAACTAGTCTTCTTTGATAGAATGATGAAAACAGAAACTTTCGATGAAGTTGTACAGTTAGCAAAAGATATCTTAGCTTATACAAAAGAAAACCAACCAGAACTATTGGAACCAAAACCACAGGAACAACCAGATACTGATGGTATACCAATGGAAGATAATGAAGACATACCCCAAGGCCATGACGATATGGAACCAGAAGAGGGTGTAGGCGAACAAGAAAACGAAACAACAGAAGATTCCGATTCTGCAGATGAAGATGGGGATTCAGCCACTGAGGAGCCTGACGGCCAAGGTGGGGATGACAATCCAGATTCTGCAGATGAAGATCTAGAAGGTGATCCTAATAATGCAGAGATTTCCAAACAACCGGAACATTCAGAAGAAGATGTTTCTAAGACAGACGAAGCTTTTAGGAGAAACGAAGAATCTCTATTAGATATAGATGAAAATGGTTCACAAAAAGTATTAATTAATGACGTTAGTAAATCTAAAAGAAACATTGCAGTTATACCTTACGCAAAATTAAAAGCAGATAGATTGTCAAATGATTACACTAATGAAAATGATTCCAGATATGATGGGTTCAAAGAATACGTTAAAGAAACCAAGAGATCTGTTAACTTCGCTGTTAAAGAATTCGAACAAAGAAAGGCAGCATTCCAATACACTAGAGCTACTACTGCTAAAACTGGTCGTATCGATGTTAATAAGCTTTGGTCTTATAAAACATCAGAAGATATCTTTTCTCAAGTTACTAGATTGGCAGATGCTAAAAATCACGGTATGATTATGATCGTAGATTTTTCAGGTTCTATGGCTCAATCAATGCCATATGTTATGGATCAGCTTCTTCATTTGGTTATGTTCTGTAAATCAGTTCAAATTCCATTTGATGTTTATGGGTTTACATCTAATAATACCGAATCATTTAACGGAAAAGATGGTGATCTTTATATGGATAATTTATCCATGCCTCTTATATGTTCATCTTCGCTTAACAAAAAAGATTATGAAGATTCAATAAGACATATGTACGGTAGAAAACAATCCAGAAGCTGGTATGATGCTCTTTCTAAGTACGAAGAATATGGTTCAACACCTTTAAATCAAGCGCTATTCGTAGCTCATCATTTGGTTAAAGAATTTAAGGTCAAGCATCAGGTCCAAAAAATGAATTTAGTTACCTTTACAGATGGTGATTCAAATGGATTAAATGCAATTCAATCACGTGCTTTAGAATCTAAGAAGATAGAAACTAATGCTTACAATGGTGGTTATCAAGCTATCATCGATGGCAAAAGAATCGATCTTGGTAAAAGATTTAATTGTACTAAAGAGCTTCTACTTAACCTAAGCAAAAGATATAATACTAAAACAATAGGTTTCTTTATGGCTGATGATGCTAGTCATTGGAGAGAAAGATTATACTCAATGAAAAGAGATATTGAGAATGGCGAATACAATTATGAGATGTATGATGATTTCAAAAAAGACTGCGCAGCAGAATACAGAAAGAACAAATGTGTTGCTAGAAAAAATGCATTTGGATATGATCAATACTACTTATTAAAAGGTGGTAAAAATCTATCTGCAGAGAACGAAGAGTTCGAAATATTTGGTAATGAAACAGATGCTCAGCTAAGAAATGCTTTCAAAAAGCATTCTAAAGGAAAGAAATTAAACAAAGTTCTTATGACATCATTTGGTAAAGAAGTTGCTTAATATGCCAAAAGAATCTAAAAGTTCACGTAATTGTGACGAAAAAAAGGTTTACAAGGAGCCAGAAATACGGTATAATACATACATTAAAAAATAAAACTGAGGAGTTAATATATTATGAAAAAAAGTGAAATGAAACAATCAACCAGAATTATCTTAGAAGAGATATCTAAGAAATTCCCAGGCCAAACGGACTTCCGTAGAGCAATCATCGAAGATGTTGCCAAGTCTTTTGGTTACACCCAGAAGGATTTCTATCCTTTACTTACACCAGCAAACAGAGTTAAGATCGGTACTTACTCTCTAGATGGTTTACTGCCCGAGGATACTAAAATCGATTCAATCCCAAATTCTGCCGTTGCTATGGCTACTTCAGTTACTTCAATTGGTAATGATGAAAGGACTTTTGCAAAAGCAGATCCTACATTCGTACCATGGGGTCCTTACACAGACATTATGAAAATAATTAAATCAGAAATGTTTTACCCTACATATATTTCAGGTCTATCTGGAAATGGTAAAACCTTTATGGTCGAACAAGCTTGTGCTAAAGCTGGTAAAGAATTCATTAGAGTTCAGATTAACCCTGAAACAGATGAAGATGATTTACTTGGTGGATTTAGATTGATTAATGGTGAAACAGTTTTCTCTAAAGGTCCAGTTCTAAAAGCAATGGAAAATGGTGCAATACTTTTACTCGACGAAATCGATAGAGCTACTAACAAGATCATGTGTCTTCAAGGTATCTTAGAAGGTAAACCAGTCCTAGTTAAAAAGACTGGTGAAATGATTTCTCCTGCTAAAGGATTCAACGTTATAGCTACTGCGAATACTAAAGGTAAAGGTTCAGAAGATGGCAGATTTACTGCAGCTTCTATAATCGATGAAGCTTTCTTAGAAAGATTTACTATCTCTATAGATCAACTATTCCCTTCTATCGCAATCGAAAAGAAAATCCTACACAAACATATGGATAAATTCGATTCTTTAGATTTAGAATTTGCAGATAGATTAGTCACATGGGCTGATATTATCAGAAAGACTTTCTATGATGATGGTGTCGATGAAGTTATTTCTACACGTAGGCTTTGCCACGTTGTCCAAACATTTTCTATCTTTAATGATAGAATGAAAGCTATCGATCTTTGTATTTCTAGATTCGACGAAGACACTAAGTCAGCGTTTCTAGATCTTTACACAAAAGTTGATTCAGGAGTTATCACAGAAGATACTCCTGATGTATTAGAAGAAAACCCAGAGTCAGAGGAGGATTTATATTAATGGCAAATAAACCAGATTACAAATTTAACGAAGGAGCTCTAATTGCAGAGCTTCAAGCGTATATCGATGAAACCTACGGGGGACATTATTCTAAAAACAAATTCCAATCTACAGAATTTATATCCGACTGCGGTCATGGTATAGGTTTTGCAATTGGTAATATATTAAAATATGCACAGAGATACGGCCGTAAAGGTCATAGAAGTGATCATAGGAAAGATCTTATGAAAGTATTACACTATGCATTAATCGCGCTTAGCGAGCACGACAGGGACATTAAACTATGATTAAATTGATTAAAAGAACAATAATGTTTGTTATTGATTGTTGGAGAATTATAATGGATAACAGATATAACCCTTTAAGGTTTATTGCTGATCCGTCAATACAAGCTTATTTTACAATGGCTTTATTTATTATGTGGAGCGCTTATTTTGGAATCGTAGCATGGGTTTGGATTGGATGGGAGAACTACAGTATAGTATCTTCTATTTGGATTCACTTAGCTGTAATAATTCCTATAATGGTAACAAACATGGTATTTAGACAAGCAGAAGAAAATGGTAGAGTTTGGGTCAAAGATTGGGATCAATATAAAACCTTTAAGGGGAAAAAATAATGAAACTTAGTTTACCAAACTCAGGATCGAAATGGTTCTTACCAATGCATGCATGTATAATGACATCTATTCTTATATTTTCACTTTGGGCAAACGATGTATTTGCAAGTGATGAAAATGGGGATAGGTTTTGCTTAGCCCAAAATATTTATTTCGAAGCAGGTAATCAACCATTCGCAGGAAAAATGGCTGTAGCTCATGTAACTTTAAATAGAGTATTTGATCTACAATTTCCAAATGAAATCTGCGATGTGGTATATCAAACAAAATCTTATTACAAATCTTGGTCTGGAGAAATGATTCCAAATCGAGGAATGTGTCAGTTTAGCTGGTACTGTGATGGGAAATCTGATGAACCTAAAGATTCAATAACATGGATAGAATCTATTCGAATTGCAGACATTGCCTTGAATTCATCTAACTATGATATTACAGAAGGTGCTTTATGGTACCATGCAGATTACATACACCCTTACTGGGCAGATCATTTAACTTATGTTATTCAAATCGAAACCCATAAATTTTACAAATAGGGATTTACATTCAACCAAAACTATGGTATAATGATACCATCAAATAAATTAAATAGGAATATATTATGAAATTGTCAGAAGACACTATCGCAGTTCTAAAGAACTTCGCAACTATTAACCCCAACCTGGTAGTTAAACCAGGGCAAAAGCTAAAAACAATTGCTGAATCAAAAACAATTATGGCCGAAGCAGATATCGTAGAAGACTTTCCAAACGAATTTGGCATCTACGATCTGAATGAATTCTTATCTGTTCTGTCTTTAATACCTGATGCAGATCTAGAGTTCTTCGATAATCATATTATAATTAAAAACGAACAACAAAAAGTTACTTATTATTATTCTAACCCAGAAATTCTAACAACACCTTCTAAGGCTATTACAATGCCAAATGCAGAAGTTGGTATGAATTTGTCTGCAGAAGATTTAAAAAAGATTAACCAATCAGCCGGAGTACTTGGTCATAGTGATTTAAGTTATGTCCAAGATGATCATACATATGCTAAAGTATTTGATTCAAAAGATGTTACTGCAAATCAATATACGCTTGATTTAACTACACAAGCAGATGTAAAAGTACCAAACAAATTTAATTTCGATTTTAACATCGCTAATTTAAAATTGTTACCCGGAGATTATTACGTTTCTCTATCTAGTTCTAAGATATCGAATTGGACTAATTCGAATTATCCAGTAGAATATTTTATAGCTTTAGAGAATACAACAGAATTTCATGTATAAATATACCATGAAAAGAAAAACATCGCCAATTATGGGATGTTTAATTTGTCAACCTATAGGAGAATATCATGACAGATACAAATGAAACGGCAGCTCCAGAAGCTGCAGCACCTGGAATTACACTTGGTGACATGGCAACGATGGTTCAAATCGTTGATCTATGTTCTAAGCGTGGTGCATTCGAAGGTCCCGAGCTCGAGACCGTTGGAGCATTAAGATCCAGAGTGGTTGCTTTCGTCGAGGCAAATCAGCCTAAAGACGGTGAAGCACCAGAAGGCGCTGTTCCAGAAATGGAAGCAGAACCTGTTGAAGATTCAGAAGAATCTTAATCGGTGGGGCTTCGGCCCCGCTTACTTTATTATTTAGGAATATATTATGAACAAGAATGAAAACAAGTCGCTACTCAGCGCACTCAAAAAAGGTACTGTTACAGTATCATTTAGAAAAATAGACACAGGGGAACTACGAGTTATGCCCTGTACTCTCAATCCCACAGTATTAGAAGCAAATGGTGTAGCAATGCAAATTGACTATTCCGAGAAAAACATGGAGCATTATGCTGTCTGGTCAATAGACAAAAATGCCTGGAGATCTTTTAGATTAGATACTGTTGAAGGTTGGGAAGTACTATGACAGAATTTTTATGGGTCGAGAAATATCGACCAGCTACTATTGCAGAGGTAATTTTGCCTTCCCACATAAAAGCAACGTTCGAGCAAATTGTTAACGGAGGTGACTTACACAATATGCTTCTAACCGGCACGGCCGGCGTGGGGAAAACTACAGTTGCTAAGGCACTTTGCAATGAACTAGGATTAGATTTTCTAATCGTGAATGGTTCAGAAGAAGGTAATATTGATACCTTAAGAAATAAAATCAAACAGTTCGCAAGCACTGTTTCTCTCTCGGGTGGATATAAGGTCGTAATACTCGATGAAGCGGATTACCTAAATCCACAATCCACCCAACCAGCTTTACGTGGGTTCATAGAAGAATTCTCTTCGAACTGCAGATTTATTCTGACATGCAACTTTAAGAATAGGATAATTCAACCCTTGCATTCTAGGTGTACTGTTATAGAATTTAACGTAGCCAAAAAAGATATGCCTGATCTATGTAAACAATTCTTAAATCGTTGTGAAATGATTCTTAAAATGAACGACGTTCATTATGAGAAACAAGTACTAGCAGAACTTATTATGAAACATATGCCAGATTGGCGTAGGGTTATTAATGAATTGCAGCGCTATGGGTCTGGTGGTAGTATAGATACTGGTGTATTGGTTAATTTATCTGATGATTCTATAGACGATCTAATTAGGTTTCTTAAGATGAAAGACTTCAGAAAGATGAGACAATGGGTTGCAGACAATATGGATAGCGAACCAGCTGCTATATTTAGAAAGCTATATGACACAATGTATGATTATGTCGATGCTAAATCTATACCACAACTCGTTCTTATCTTAGCTGATTACCAATATAAAAATAGTTTTGTCGCAGATCATGAATTGAATCTTGTGGCATGTTTAACAGAGGTAATGGCAAATACGGAGTTTAACTAAATGTCTATTCACGCATTGAACGAAATACAGATTATGGAAAGTACGGTAAAAGAAATACAAGGACAATTGCAGGCAGCTTATGCCCGCATTGGTGTTCTTACAGATGAACTAAATAAATATAAGACTAAGTATAGAAACGAAGTCGATGACAATTTTGACCAAAAAATTAAGCAAAAAAGTATGACTGAATTAAATTATGACGGGAATGAAACCCGTGGAAGGTATGGAGAAGATGAATCCATTTGATTTTATAAATGCAATTAACTTTACTAAAAAAGATTTAATTGTAGATGATGTAACTGAAAAAGCATATCAACCATTTTTAGTAAATAGAACGTTATCTCATTTTAAAGATACTGTTCTATATGCGAATGAAATGAATGTAAACCACCACCTAGATAACCGTCTTCAAAACGATTTTTTTATAAATATAATAACAAAGAAAAAAAGATTCTCCAAATGGGTTAAACCATCGGAGATTGAAGATTTGGATTGCATTAAGAAACATTATGGATATAGCAATGAAAAAGCAAAGTCTATATTATCTCTTCTTACTGGCGATCAAATTAAACAAATAAAACTGAGGATGACTAAAGGTGGAAGAACAAAATAATGAAATTAGACCATGGACTCCCAACGATATGTTGGAAGTCACAATAAACGAACCCGATGATTTTTTAAAAATCAGAGAAACACTTACTCGTATCGGGGTCGCATCACGAAAAGATAATAAACTATTCCAATCATGCCATATATTGCATAAACAAGGAAGATACTTTATTGTCCACTTCAAAGAATTATTTCTATTAGATGGTAAGCCATCTAATTTGATAGAGAATGATGTACAGCGTAGGAATACAATTACTACTCTGTTATCTGATTGGGGATTAGTCACTATGGTGAAACCTTCCCAAGCTAAGGACGTAGCTCCGCTTAGACAAATAAAGGTAATACCTTTTAAAGAAAAAGTCGAGTGGGAATTATGTCCAAAATATAATATTGGTAATAATCAATCTAAAGATTAAACCTGTATAAATATAACTGAAAGAGTGCGGTATTGGACCGGCTCTAAATAACCTTGCTATTTATAGGAGGAACTAAATATGGTAAGAAATACAATGAACGTACCGCGTTCTTTATTCGTAGGCTTTGAGCCTTTATTAGACGAGCTGGAGAGGATTCACTCTGCAGGGAAATCACCAGGAGATAACTATCCGCCACATAATGTGGTGAAGATCGATGAAGAGAAATTTTTAATCGAAATGGCATTAGCTGGTTTTCGACAAGAAGACATATCAGTTGAGGTCAAAGATGGGATTCTCAAGGTTAAAGGTGAGATGGCTAAGGATGACCGCGAATTCGCGTATAAGGGTATATCGTCCCGCAAATTCGAGAAGAGCTTCCGCCTCTCTGAATTTGTCGTAATCGACGGTGCTGATCTTAGTGATGGAATACTTGTAGTGTATGCTAGGGTAGAACTTCCAGAAGAGAAGCGTCCTAGGGAGATCAAAATAGGGTCTGCTGGGGCATCAACAAAGAAAGAATTCCTGAAAGGGTAATTCTCAATTAGCGACACTCAGTAGATGGTGTAAAAACTTTTTACTGGAGATAAATCATGACAAAAATAAAAGCCTACGTGGCTGAACATGAAATCGCTAAGACCTTAATTGACGCGTTACAAGCTACATTGGTGTTTGGAGTATGTATTGGTACAGCTCCTGCATTAATTTGGTTAGCAACACTTAATTAAGCAATTAGAAAACTTGGGTGAGGAGGGGAAACTCTCCTCCACCTTTTTTGAATTAGGGGGTTTACATCCTCGTTAAATTATGGTATAATATACTTATGAATTTTTACACAAATGTGTCTCGTTATGGTAATATGCTTCTCTACAGAGGTATAGAAAATGGTAAACGTGTACAAAAGAAAATCAAATACAAACCTACACTCTTCGTAGGAACTAACAAAGCAAGCAAATGGAAATCTCTCGATGGGAAACCTGTTGCTCCTGTTCAATTCGAATCGATGCGAGATGCTAAAAACTGGATCCAAGAAAACCAGTATGTAGCCGGCAGACATATCTTTGGCAATACCAGACACCAAGCCTGCTTAGTCAATGATCTATTCCCTGGTGAAATAGAATTCGATAGATCTAAAATTAACGTAACAACAATCGATATAGAAGTTCAATCCGATGATGGCTTCCCAGAACCTGCAGAAGCTGCTAAGACCGTAACTGCTATTTGTCTTAAAAATAATATAGACAATACCTATTATGTCTGGGGCTTAGGCGATTACGATGTATCAAAAGCAATCATGAAAACAAATCGCGTAGTTTACAAAAAGTGCGCAGATGAAAAAGAATTACTAATAGACTTTATTAATCACTGGGCTACACCCTCGCATACACCTGATGTTATAACCGGCTGGAACTCTAAGTTCTTCGATATACCTTATCTGGTCAATCGTATTCGTAGAGTATTTGGGCCTGACCTCGGCGAAGAGAATATCAAAAAGCTTTCTCCTTGGGGAATGGTAGAACGTAGAGAAGCTAGAATAGCTTACAAGTCTGCAAACCGTGATGAAACATTCGAATTCCAAGGTATATCCCAAATGGATTATATGGAAGTATTCAAGAAGTTTGGTTATGCTTATGGTCAACAAGAATCATATTCGCTTAATAATATTGCTCACGTAGTACTTGGCGAAAAGAAACTATCCTACGAAGAACATGGTTCTCTATATAATCTTTACAAAGCAGATCACCAAAAGTTTATTGATTATAATATCAAAGATGTAGAATTAGTCGATCGCTTCGAAGATAAAATGGGATTAATTACATTAGCTATGACTATGGCTTATCGTGGTGGTGTTAACTATTCAGATACGTTTGGTACTACTGCAATATGGGATTCTATTATCTACCGTGATCTATACCAAGATAACATTATAGTTCCTTTCCCAAAAGATTCAGAGAAAGGTAATTATCCTGGGGGTCATGTCAAAGAACCATATATTGGTATGCATGAACATGTAGTTAGTTTCGATTTAAACTCCCTATATCCATCTATCATTATGCAGTTTAATATGTCACCAGAAACTATTAAGAATGAATATAGTCCAGAACTAGATGTAGAAACAGTCTTATCTAAACCTAATATTAACAGACCAGATAACACTGGCATTGCAGCTGGTGGTCAACACTTCGATACTTCTAAACAAGGCGTACTGCCTAAGATCATCGAAGAGATGTACACAGAACGTGTTACTGTTAAAAAAGATATGATCAAATATCAACAACAGCTACAAAAGACAGAAGATAAACAAGACATATTTGATTTACAAAGAAAGATATCTCTTGCAGAAAATAGGCAAATGTCTATCAAGATTCTACTTAACTCTCTTTATGGTGCTCTTGGTAACCGTTACTTCAGGTTCTTCGACCAAAGAATTGCAGAAGCTATTACACTATCTGGCCAAGCTATTATCCGATGGGGTGAAAATGCAATTAATGAATACCTAAATAAACTATTATCAACTAAGAAAGATTATGTTATTACCATCGATACAGATTCACTATACGTTGGACTAGGCGATCTAGTAAATAAATTTAATCCTAAGAATAGCGTAGACTTCCTAGATACTGTTTCAAAAGATAAACTAGAACCTGTATTCGTAAAAGCTTACCAAGAATTCTACGATAAGTTTGGTGGATTCCAAAACAAAATGGTTATGTCTAGAGAGGTTATAGCAGATCGTGGCATCTACCTAGCTAAGAAAAGATATATTCTAAATGTAATAGATAACGAAGGTGTAAGATATAAAGTACCAAAGATTAAAACCATTGGCGTAGAAGCTAACAAAAGTTCTACACCTGAAGTTTGCAGAGAAGCTTTAAAAGAAACATTCAAAGTTATTATATCAGAAGATCAGAAAACTGTTCAGAAAGCAATTAAACAATTCAAAGAACATTTCTTTTCTTTACCACCATATCAAATTGCCTTCCCGCGTGGCGCGAACAACATTACTGGCTATGCAGATTCGGCTACGATTTATAAGAAAGGCACACCTATTCACGTACGTGGTGCTTTACTTTATAACAAGAAAAAGCAAGATCTAGATCTAACCAAATATCCAAACTTAAGAAATGGCGATAAGCTAAAGTTTATTTACCTAAAGCAACCTAATCCTCTTAAAGAAAATGTTATTGCTTTCCCAGATTACTTACCAGAAGAATTTGGATTAGAACAATACATCGATAAAGAATTACAATTCGAAAAGACATTCTTAGATGCTATCGAAGCTATTTTACAACCTATTGGCTGGACATCTAGTCCACAAATGACATTGGACTTATTTTTTGAATAATATGACGAGAGCTATATACGTAGGGACAGAGCCAGGAAAGAATCCGCCAAATAAGTCCCAGACAATAAAGAGGATAACTAAATGGTCAATAGAAGCTAATCTAAAAGATTGGACATGGACTAACATCTCAGACCCAGATCATCTAGAACAAATTAAAGGATTAAGAGTAATAGCTATGGGAAATATCGTAGCTAAATACTTTGACAAACATAATATAAAACATTTAAAAGTACCCCACCCTAGTGGATTAAACCGTATGTGGAATGATCCAGATCTAGAACCCAAAGTGATTAACGAAATTAGGGGGTTTACATCACACTAAAACTATGGTATAATATACCACTATACGGAGAAATATATGAAAAATATTAAACTAATGAGACTTACATCTGGCGAAGAAATTATCGCGAATGTAGATCTAAATGGAATTGATACTGATACAATCATCTTTAAAGATGCAATTGTTCTTATACCAGCTGGCGAAGGCAAACTAGGATTTATGCCGTTTATGCCTTACACGAAAGGATCAGAAGATGGTATAGAAATAGATCTTAAATTTGTAATGTTTATGGTTGATCCAGTAGAAGATCTATTGAAACAACACCAAGCAGCTTTTAGCTCAATTGATCTATCAGCAGCATCGAATACAGGAATCATCGTCTAATGAGTCAGGATTGGGTAAAAGATATTAATAAAATGCAATCCAAATATGGTGTACATAAATGGATGAAAAATGCTACAGCAGATCAGCAATTAGAATATCTAAAATTTAGAATTAAATTCATTGAAGAAGAATTCAACGAACTACAATCTGCAGCGTATCACATTGACTCAGAAGAAACAGTCGATGCACTAATAGATATATGCGTTGTTGCAATTGGAACTTTAGACGCTTTCAATATCGATGGTCATAAAGCATGGGACGAAGTCCTAAAAGCTAATATGAAAAAACAAGTCGGTGTTAAAGAAACAAGACCTAACCCCCTGGGCTTACCAGATCTAATCAAACCTGAAGGTTGGGAAGGTCCAGATCACGAAGGAAATTATGGTATCTTGTACGATTTTTAATAACATCTATGATAACCAAACGGATAAAAGAATGGACTACAAATCGTTCGATCAGTTCGAGTCCATCTTATATAGGCTCGCAGAGTCTACAAAATACCCTACTAAATCTGAAGCTCCTCTTATCAGTCCTGCTACATATTTGCCTGATAGTACTCGTGCTAACGATAACGTGGTTTCTTGGGGCGGTTTTGGTATTCTCGATGTTGATGATTTTGTAGGCAACATAAAAGATATAGAGAAAAAATATGAACAATTTAGATATGTTTGCTATTCTACTGCTTCTTCTACTACTGATAAACCTCGTTTTAGATTAGTTTTTCCTTTAGATAGATGGGTAGAAAAAGATGAAATCAAACACTTCTGGTTTGCACTTAATAAAGAAATCGGTGGAATCGCTGATGCACAAACTAAAGATTTATCTAGGATGTATTACATACCTGCTAAATATAAAAACTCTAACAATTTTATTTTTAGTCATGATGGTGATGTTATGGACGTCGGCAGTTTATTAGAATCACATCCTTATTTTCAACAATCGGAAAACTTCTTTGATAGATTACCCGAGGGTATAAAGAAGGGATTGATCGAACACAGAAAGAATCAATTAAAAAATACTTCTTATAGTTGGACTAATTATGATGATTGTCCATTTGTAAATAAGAAACAAGTTAACGAATATAAAGCTATACAAGGTACCGGTTGGTATTCACAAATGTATAAGATAATGGTTTCAACGGCAGGTAATGCTTTGAATAAAGGATATCCAATTACATCAAAAGAGGTTGCGCATATCTGCAGAACTCTAGATAATGAAACAGGTAATTGGTATTTAAAACGTGATATGGAAAAAGAGGCAGATCGTGCAATCGAATTTGTATTTAGAAATCAGGGGCTGTAGCTCAGTAGGGAGAGCGACGCGTTTGCAACGCGTAGGTCGTGGGTTCGATCCCCTCCAGCTCCACCATTTATAGGAGAATAATATGGGAATTCAAGTATTAGGCAACAACGTTTTAGTTGCTGAAACAGAAAAAGAAGAACAATCAGCAGGTGGTATAATACTTACCGAAGCGATTGATAAAGGTAATAAACCAGGATTAGTACTCGCAGTCGGAGATGAGGTATTAAATATCCAATCAGGCCAAAGAGTATTTTTAAAATGGTCAGAATCTATGCCAGTCAATGTAGATGGTAAAGCCGCAGTTATAATTAGTCA